ACAAACAGAACTTACTGATTTAGTAGGAAATGCACCAGCCGCTTTTGATACTCTTGGTGAAATATCCGCTTCATTAGCCGCTGATAGTGGTGCACTTGATTCTTTAACTACTGTTGTAAGTGGTAAACTACAAAAAGACCAAAACTTATCTGATTTAACAAATGTATCTACTGCAAGAAGTAATTTAGGAGTAGATGCCGCTGGTACTGATAACTCAACAGATGTAACCCTTACAGGTACACCTGATTATATTACAATAAGTGGACAAGTAATAACACGAAATCAAATAGATTTAGCAAATGATGTTACTGGTGTTCTTCCATCTGCTAATTTAGATTCAGATACTGCACACTTAAGTGGAACACAAACATTTACAGGTGCTAAAACATTCTCAAAACTTGGTGTTGGTGCAACTCACAATAGTTTTGATTTTTATAATGATGGAACTTCTTATTTTAATGGTAATACAACAGTAAATGCCAATTTGACTGTTGATGCTGGTTCTATATCGATATCGGGTGATGGTGCTAATGCCACAACACTAACAGAAAGTGATAGTGGTGATTTTACTATTGATGCTGTAGATGATATTAGATTGGATGCAGGTGGTGGTGATATTGTTTTAAGAGATGATGGTACAGAATTCGGTAGATTAACAAATGATAGTAGTAATCTTGAAATAAAATCATCAATAAACGATAAAGATATTTTATTTAAAGGTGTTGATAATAGTTCTGAAATAACCGCTCTAACTTTAGATATGTCTAATGGAGGTTCGGCTACATTTAGAGATGATATTGACTTAGGTGGTAAAATAACACAAACAGGAACAGGTGAAAATACTTTAGGTGGTGATTTAAAAATTAATGGTTCTCATTTAAAAGTACTTAATCATTCAGGTACTTATGAAGGTGCCGCAACAGATTATGTATATATAGGTGGAAGTGGATTAGATGGAGCTGATGCAGCTATATATTTAGGAAATGCTGGTGATGATACTGGATATGGTTGGAGATTCTACTATGAAGGTACAGGTTCGGGTAATAATAATAAATTAATTATAAAATCAGAAAATGCAGGAAGTGGTGTTGATGCTGTAAGCTTTACACAAGATGGTAAGGCAACATTTGGAGCAACAGTTAGTGCTGTTGGTGATGTTGTTGCATATGCTTCTTCAGATAAAAGATTAAAAGATAACATTATTCCTATTTCTAATCCAACTGAAAAACTAAAACAAATTGGTGGATATACTTTTGATTGGAATGATAATCAAACTACTTACGAAGGACATGATATCGGAGTAATTGCACAAGAAATAGAAAAAGTTTTACCAGAGGTGGTAACAACTCGTGATAATGGATACAAAGCTGTAAGATACGAAAAGATAGTAGCTTTACTAATCGAATCTAACAAAGAACTTCTTAAAAGAGTAGAAGAGTTAGAATCAAAAATCAAATAAATGTACGATGTTTATTACACAACTGGTGGTGGCCCTTGGGTAAATGCTGGTACTGATTCATGGGTAAATTTATGGATGGAGTTAATTGCTCCTAAATTAGATGTAAAACCCATTCTTCTTTTACACAGAAACAAACCAGAAGGACATGATGGTTATGAATTTCCAATAGAATCTTATTGGCATGGTGAAAATATAGAAAAGTTCGAAGAATTATGTAATGGTGCACGAAGAATCAACATATTACATGGTCATTATACTCCAATGAAAGTATTAGATGATAATATACATAAAATACATTCAAATGTTTTACACAATTCAGTAGACCATATCATAAAATCAGAATTTGTTTCAGATAGTTCGTTTATACAACATCCATATATGGATTCAAAGTGGGAACAATCAATAAACGAATCGGCAAAACATTCAATTTGGGTTGGATTATTTAAAATACCAATAAAAAACATAAATATTCCTAATTTTTATGAGTTTAAACATAATTTAGATTTATCGGATTCAAATAAAATTGGATTTACTGCTAGATGTGAAGGTAGAAAAAACCCAAGATACTTAGATGGATTACCATCTATATTATTTACAAATTCTAATCATTTTAAGGTAGTTTGGAAAAAAGGAATGAAAATGGATACTTCAAAAATGAAGATATATCACTATAAACCTGAATTTAAAGATACATTTTATAATATGGATTGGGGAATCTCACATTCTTGTTTTACATATGAACCATTTGGTTACTCAATATTTGAAGCGGTTGATTATGGAAAATTACCTATATTACATTCAACATGGTGTAAAGATTTTGAATATCCATATCGAGCTTCATCGAAAAAAGAATTTGTAGATATTTATAAGAGGTTATTAGAAACCCCATATTCGGAAAAAAACAAGTGGTTTAAATCATTAAAAGAATTTATGGTTAATAATTATAGTAACAAAGATAAGTGGGTAAACGAATTACTTAATATTTATAATATATAGGAATCCAATTATGGCAATCACATCAGGAGAAACACTCAGTTTAAATAATTTAGCAGGAGCAACTGGTAATACACAAAACTCAAATGTATCATTAGGGAGTATCAAAGGTTCACCATCTGCTGGTGATGATATTACATTATCTTCATTTGGAATTGATGGTGTTGGTTCACTTACAGGATATACATATGCAGTTGAAGCTACAAGTGAAACTTATACATTAGGTTTTACTAATGCTGGTTCTAACTTTATATCAAAGATTGCAAGTAGATATCAAAACTTTACTTGGGCGGTTTCACCTACATTTAATTCAGCTGGAGATACAGCTGGTTATTTATCTATTGGTTCAAATCAAGATTATACAGGTGTAATTACTGTTGGTGCTATGAATCCACAAGGTGCAGGTTCACAAACTTCACTTTTAGGAGCACAATCACATACATTATCAGTAACATTTAATGATGGATTCAATGACCATGCTGATAACTTCAACACACCAAGACCTAAAACTGTTTATTCAGTAGATTCATACGATGGTAACTCTGCAGCACTTTGTTTAACTATTGATTCACCAGTAACACTTTCTGATGGAACAATTGTAGAAGTTGGAGATTTAGAAGAAGGTGATGTATTGAGAGGATTCTCAATCGGAGGGTTAGGAACTGATGAAGCTGCATTTTTAGATTGGTCATCAGAAACACTTACAACTGAAGCACAAGATGTTACAGTTGAAAACTTAGTATATTCATTCTCAAACAGACATTATGATATTAACAATGGTGAAGTAACTGCAACTGGTGAACACCCAATGTTAGTAAAAGATGCAACTGATGGTGAATATAGATTTAAAGAAATGTTTAATATCACTACATCTGATAAACTAATCAGAGAAGTAAGTGGTAGTATTACTGAGGTAACAATATCTTCAATTGATTTAGTTAATCAAACAAGTGAGATTGTATCAATTGATGTTGAAACAAATGATACCTATTTAGTAAATGGATATATAACACACAACAAAGGTGGAAATTCACACACCGATGAAACAGCAGGTAGTGCACCAACTTCATTAGCATGGACAAATGGTACATTAACTCTTTCATGGAGTGGTGATGGTACAAACGATGTATATGATGTACAAATCGATAACAATTCAGATTTCAGTTCGCCACTTATTAATGAAACACAATGGTCTGAAACAACAGTTGTTACAACTACCGATGGTGGTTCTTTTGATATAGGAACTGGCACAAGATATGCAAGAGTAAGACAATATGCTACAAATGGATTGTTGAGTGCTTATAGTTCAACACTTACATTTACTGTATCATAAAAATTTATGTTTTGAAAAAAATCGTATATTTATATATATAACGAAAAAGTTAACTAAAATATATCAAAATGGCAAAACAAATAAAGTTTACGAAAGAAGAAGTTGCGGAAATTAATCAATTAAGACAAGATGTTAGTGATGTATTCACGAGACTTGGTCAACTACAAGTTGAGAAAAAAAGAAGAATTGATGAAATTACGGCAATTGAAGACCAAATGTTAGTAAAACATAGTGAATTGGTTGAACAAGAACAAAAACTATTTAGTGGTTTGAATGAAAAGTATGGAGATGGTAATTATGACCCAACTACAAACACTTTCACACCAACAGAAGAAAAAGAAGAAGTATTAGAAGAGACTAAAGAGTAAAATTAATCTTTAGAAAAACTTGGTTATACTTATATAAGAGTATTATTATACAAAAAACATAACAAGGAGTAAATAAAATGGCAGAAAAAATTGTATCACCTGGTGTATTTACGAGAGAAAACGACCTTTCTTTCTTATCACAAGGGATTGGAGAAATAGGAGCAGCTATTATAGGCCCTTTCAAAAAAGGCCCTGCTTTCGTTCCAACCATTGTTAATACACAATCAGAATTTGAAGAAATTTTCGGTACACCTGATGGTTCTTACTATACAGGATATACCGTACAAAACTACTTAAGAGAAGCAGGAACAGTAAGTATTGTTCGTGTTGGTCATTTAGGTGGTTATACACAAACAGTACCACTTGGAATCAAGATTAGTGGTTCAGAATCAGGAGAAAAAATAGTTGCAACACTATTTGAAACTCATAATGGAAAAGGAACATTAGCAGAATCTACAATAGATACTCAAGAAAGTGCATCAGCATTCAGTATTGATTTAACTGGTTCAGCAGCTGCTGTTTCAGCATCGATTAACCCAGCAGATGGTAATGACTTTGGTGATGTATTTGGTACAAATCCAAGAGGAGCTAAAGATGCATATGTTTACAACTATTTTGAAAAGGCTTCAGCAGATGCAGTTTCAACCGGATTCGCAACAGCATCAGTAGTAGAATTAGCAAACCAAGTATTCTCAGCAGATATACAACACGCATCAACTCCTTGGATACAATCACAGTTGATTTCTGGTGAAAGACATAACTTATTCAAGTTACATACTATTGGTGATGGTACTACTTACAATAAATCATATAAAGTTTCTATTTTCAATGTAAAAGCTGCAGGTTCAACAAACTCTACTGATTATGCAACTTTCTCAATCGCAATTAGAGGATACTCTGATACAGATAAGAGAAAATCGGTAATCGAAACATTTAATAACTTGAACTTAGACCCAGCTTCACCTAATTACATTAAGAAAGTAATCGGTGATAGAAACTTAGTAATAGATGCAAATGGTAAACAAACAGAAAATGGTGATTATCCAAATCGTTCAAAACACATCAGAGTAGAATGTGTTGCTGAAGGTTCATTCCCAATCATCGCTGGGCCATTTGGACATGATAAATATTATAACCCAATTTATGTTGGTGGTAATGGTTCGGAATCTGATATTCCTGCAGTTATCTTCTCAACTGGTTCGGGTGAAAACAGTTCATCTAAATCAATCGCATTTAGTGGTATCGATTTAGAAACTGCACAAGTAAAGATTGATAACAACTCATATCTTGCACCAATTCCTGATTCAGCAACTCAAGGTGGAAACACAGTATTTGCTTTTGATGGTACGGTAACTATCGTTGGTGGAACTCATGCATTCGGATTCGAATTAACTGGTTCTAACTCAGCGGATGTTAATAAGAGACAATTTACAGTAGGATTCCAAAATGGATTTGATGGATGTGACCCAACTGTTGAAAAGGCACTTGCTGGTTCATCTGCTAACTTTGGTAGTGGTAACTCACAAGGATTTAACTTATCAACTTCAACGGCTAGTGGTTCAGTTGCTTATGTAAAAGCAATCAATGCAATATCTAACCCTGATGATTTCGATATCAACTTAGTATCGGCACCTGGTATTGTTAGAAGACATCACTCTTATGTATTTGATAAAGTTGTTGATATGGTAGAAGCTAGAGAAGATGCATTCTTCATCGGTGATGTTGTTGGTGTAACTTATAACTCATCAAATTCACAAGTAACTTCAGATACTATATCTCAGGCTATCGAACAGGCTGGTAACTTAGATAGTAACTATGCAGGTACTTATTACCCATGGGTTAAGACAATCGATAGTAGAACTAACAAACTAATCTCAGTACCACCATCAGTATTGATGCCTGGAATATATGCATCAAACGATGCAGTTGCTGCTGAATGGTTTGCACCAGCTGGTTTAAACAGAGGTGGTATCGTAGGTGCTATATCTGTACTTAACAGACTAACACATGCTGAAAGAGATGAATTATATGAAGGAAAAGTTAATCCAATCGCTCAGTTCCCTGGTGAAGGTATCGTGGCATTCGGACAAAAAACTTTACAAGATAAGGCATCTGCACTTGATAGAATCAATGTTAGAAGATTGTTAATTAAAGTTAAGAAATTTATTGCTTCTACTTCAAGATACTTAGTATTTGAACAAAACACTTCTCAAACAAGAGGTAAGTTCTTAAATACTGTGAATCCTTACTTAGAAGGAATACAACAAAGACAAGGTTTATATGCCTTTAGAGTGGTGATGGATGAATCCAATAACACTCCTGATGTAATCGACAGAAACATATTGGCTGGACAGATTTTCTTACAACCAACTAAAACTGCTGAATTTATCGTGTTAGATTTCAACATCTTACCGACAGGGGCATCATTTACGGCATAAATTAAATAAAAATAAAAAAGAACTATATTTATAATAGAATATAACAGGAGAATAAAAAAATGGCAGAAGTATTAGAATTTAACGATATGTTTTATACCAACTTCGAACCGAAGATGAAGAATAGATTCATCATGGAAATCGATGGTATCCCTTCATATCTTATAAAAACAGCAAACAGACCTTCAATTCAATTTGAAACTGTAACACTTGACCACATCAATGTTAAGAGAAAACTTAAAGGTAAAGGTGAATGGCAAGATGTTGAAATCACATTATTTGACCCAATCGTTCCAAGTGGTGCTCAGGCAGTAATGGAATGGGTAAGAACATCACACGAATCTCTAACAGGTAGAGATGGATATGCAGATTTCTATAAGAAAGATATCCAATGTTACCTATTAGGACCAGTTGGTGATAAAATCGAACAATGGACTCTTAAAGGTGCGTTTATCAATAATGCTGTGTTTAATGACTTAGATTGGTCTTCTAATGACCCTGCCGAAATCACATTGACACTCTCTTATGATTACGCAATCTTAGAATTCTAAAAAAAGATTAAATATATTTTAGTGAAGAAGGTTCTCTTAGTGAGAACCTTTTTTTTTTCAATTTTTTTTAAAGTTATATATTTATATACAAACAAATTAATTAAAAGTTATGGCAAATTTTGAATTTCCAACGGAAGTAATTGACCTTCCATCAAAGGGTAAACTCTATCCTGAATCAAACCCATTATCAAAGGGTAGCATTGAAATCAAGTATATGACAGCAAAAGAAGAAGATATACTTGCATCGCAAAATTTGATAAGGAAGGGGGTGGTACTTGATAAATTATTCGAATCTGTTGTTGTCAGTAAGGATGTAAACATTGGTGATATATTCATTGGTGATAAAAATGCAATTCTTTTAGCAACTCGTATTTTAGGATATGGAGCAGATTATCAAGTACAAGTAACAGACCCTTTCTCAGGTGAAGACCAAAAGGTTAGTATAGACCTTTCAAAAATCCAAACTAAAGAAATTGATGAAAGTAAATTATCAGTAGATAATAGATATGAATTTGATTTACCAATTTCAAAGAAGAAAATTGTGTTCAGATTGTTAACACACAAAGATGAACAAGATATTAATGCTGAAATAGCTGCATTACAGAGATTACAAAAAGGAGAAACAGTTTCTCAAGATGTTACAACTCGTCTTAGATACATGATACAAGAAGTAGATGGAAAAGATGATAGAGGATATATAAATAATTGGGTAAAGAATGGACTTCTTGCAAGAGATTCCAGAGCTCTTAGAAAACACATTCAAGAATTTACACCTGATTTAAACCTTAAGTTCGATTTCACATCGGATGTAACTGGAGAAACGGAGGCTCTTGATATCCCCTTTGGGGTTGGGTTTTTTTACCCTTCCGAGTGATTACTCAATTCAGCTTCATAACCAAATTTGGGAAATGGTTAACTTCGGTAATGGATTCACTTGGTCAGAAGTTTACTTCATGCCAATTCATTGGAGAAACTTCTACTTTAAAAAGTTAATCGAGGCCAAAAAGAAGGAAAAGGCTGAATATGATAAAGTAAGTAAAAAAGGTGGTTCAAGAGGGCCAAATGTAAGAGTGAGGAAATAGTTCCTCACTTTTTTTTTGCTCTATATTTATATAAGAACAATTATATAGGATAATCAACATGGAAAAAAAGAAAATAAATGAACTATCTGCTGCATCTCGATTAGTTGGAGCATTTTTCGATGGCCTAAAAAAGAATACCGCTGATAGATTTTTAAGAAACGCTGCAAAACAAGGACTTCCTAAAGAAGTAGTAAAAAAGATGGCAGCAATTGAAAAACAGAAAAAAGATTTAGAAGATTTATTGAATTCACCAAAGTATTCAATAAAAAAGTAGTAAAGGTAGTAAATGGCTGATAATACTCAAAAAGAACATTATAAAAACCTCCAAGCGATTAAGAAGCTTACTGAGCAGATTAATCAGATGAAGGAGAAATCAGCTACGCTTAGTGATGATGAAGTAAAATCACTAAGAAAACTTACTATTGAACATGGTAAACTCAAAAAAGCCATTATAGATAATAACAAAGAACGAATTCAAGCCGCTCTTGATTCAAAAAGTAACGAAGAACAATCTATAAAATCATTAGGTTCAATGTATGCTAATTTGGGTAAAGCTCAAAGAGATACAATGAGTAAAACTGGTAATAAGTTTAACTCTACTACAACAGGATGGTTAAAGAAAACTGAAGAGATTGGTAAAGTTAATAGAGATATTGCTGCATTAGATAGAAGTGATGTTGAACAATTAACTGCTCTTCAAAATAAAAGAAATGATTTAATGGCGGGAACTAACTTTTTGGGTAAAGATATCCGAAAGAGTTTACAAGACCAAAATAATGAAGCAGATAAATTTGCTTCAATGACTGAAAATCAGAAAAAAGTATTAGAAGGACAACACGCTGTATTAGATGGTATTAAAACTACAATACAAGGTACATTAGAAACAGCAGTTCAATTATATGGAAACTTAGTTGGTGCAACTGGTGGTTTAGTTACAGGACTTGGATTTGTAGTAGATAAGATAGGAAAAGCAAATTCAGAGTTAGGAACTACATTATTCCAAACAGATGGTGTTGCCAGAAAAGCTGGTGTACTATCATTCTTCTTTGAAGATGCCGTAGGAAATGCAAAAGCATTATCCAAAGAACTTGGTGATACTTCAAGAGCAAGTTTTGAAGCTCAAACACAAATTGGATTAATGTCCATGAACATGGGAATTAGTGGCGATGAAGCCGCTACCTTAGTTGGTTCATTCACAAGATTAAATGGAAACTCCGCATCAACCGCGGCGGATATGGTTGCAACCTCAAGAGAGTTTGCAAAACAAAATGGTATAATACCATCAGCTCTAATGAGTGATTTAGCTGGTTCGGCTGAAGAATTTGCATTATTTGGAAAAGAGGGTGGTAAAAATATTTTACAAGCTGCTGGATATGCAGCGAAATTAGGTGTTAATATGAAAACACTTAGTGGTGTTGCAGAAGGATTACTTGATTTTGAATCATCTATAACTAAGGAATTAGAATTAGGTGCAATGTTAGGTAAAAATATTAACTTAGCAAAAGCAAGAGAACTTGCATATTCTGGTGATATTGAAGGAGCAACTAAAGAAACTTTAAAACAATTAGGTGGTATTGAAGCATTTAATAAAATGGATTACTACCAAAAGAAACAAACCGCTGATTTATTAGGTACATCTGTTGCTGAACTTGAAAAGATGTCAACCAACCAAGCACAAGCTGCTACTATGGGTGGTGTTATCAATGAGAAGTTCTCTATGATGGGAGAAATCATTAATGGGGGATTAAACAAATATCTTGGTACAGGTCTAAAAGGATTAGGGGGTATGATTACTGCATCTGGTCAATTAGGGATGGGATTCAAATCTCTTGGATTAGATATGGGTGGTATGGTTAAAAATACAGCCCAAGTACTTAAAAACTTATTAGGAATGGTTGCAGGTCCTGTAATCAAAGGTGTAAAAGCAATTGGTGGTGGAATAGCAGGTAAAGTAGGTGGAAGTAAGATAGGACAATCAGTAAGTAAAGGTGCAGGTAAATTAAAAGATAAATTATTTGCAGGAGTTGGTGATAAAGTAGCACCACCAAAAGGTGGAGGAGGTGCTGATGCGTTGACTGGTAAGAAAAGTATAATGGGTGGTATGAGTAAAATAAATATGAGTGCAGTATTGAAAGGAGCCGCGGCGATGGTACTTGTAGCGGCCGCTGTTTTCGTATTTGGAAAAGCCGTTCAAGAATTTATGAAAGTTAGTTGGAGTGCAGTTGGAATGGCCGTAGTATCAATGTTAGCATTAGTTGGAGCAGTTGCTTTATTAGGAGCAATTATGATGAGTGGTGTAGGAGCAATTGCAATACTTGCAGGAGCGGCGGCGATGTTGATAGTTGCTTCAGCAGTTTTAGTATTAGGTGTTGCTTTACAAGCTATTGGAACAGGATTTGAAATGATGGGAGCTGGATTAACATCCTTAGTACCAACATTAATGACATTAGGTACAACTATCTTATCAATGGTAGCTTTAATTCCTACAATTGCACTTTTAGGATTATCCTTATTTGGATTATCATTATCAATTGCAGGATTGGCCGCTTCATTAATGTTCTTAGGAACATTTGGATTACCAGGATTATTAATGTTAGCAGGAATTGCTGCGGTATCTGGACCAATCATGAAAATAGCTGGTTTCTTTGGATTAGGTGAAAGTAGTGAAACTGGTGCAGCTGAGGGTGGTTCGTTAAGTGAGTATGAAACAAGTATGTTGGCTAAGATGGACCAACTTATTGCCGCAACAACATCGGCAAGAGATATTTTCTTAGATAAAGATAAAGTAACAAATATAGTTATGGATAGAGGTGAACGAAACGCAGTTAATAAATTACAATTAAATAGAGCTTAGATATGCCAACGATATTAGAATTATTTCATAGTAGTGGATTGAAAGACTCAGTTAAATCTGATACAGAAACTCTTGTAGAACAAGAAGTAACTGGTATTAGAGTTAAATCTGCGGTTGAACTAAATAATCCATTAATATATGGAAACGAGGCAATGCGTATTGCAAATCGTTCTACACCTGTATTAGAAGATATGAAGAAAGGTACTGAGGGTGCACCAGGTGATGGTGGATTAATCGGTAAAGGATTAGATAAGATATCAGGTGGTTCAGTAAAATCTCTTGGTGATGTTAGAGATAAAATAAACGATAAATTAGGAATACCTTCAAATCAAATACCTTCTCGAATCATAGGACAAATTGAAGGACAAACTTCTGATGAACCAGTTGTATTAGGACAAAATGGTACTGAAGTAGGAAAATTCTTAAAAGAAACTGGTGGGGGTAATCCATCAACACTTCTTAAACAAGCAGGTGGTAAACTAATTGGTAAGGCAAAAGATAAACTAAGAGGAGCTTTATTTGGTGAAGCACCAGGTATTGGTGAAAACGAAGCAGAACCTGCAGTAAATGTTACCAATAATGAAGTTAAATATACTGATTATAAGAAATCACCAGAAGGTGGAGATATTTTCTCAGAAGACCAAAAAACAGCATTAGAAGGTTCAAAATTAGATTTATCAAGAGTATCACCTATCTATGGATTAAAAAGAAAAGATAATGATTTCTTCTTTGGTTCAAGAGCAGGTGAAAAACAAGTAACATCATATGCATTTAGAGGTAGACCTGTTTCAAAATATTCACCAGAAAGTGATGAGACTGGATATACACAAGGTAAAACTAAAACTCCTATGGAAGAAGTTTATCAGTTATCAAATGGAGATGCATTAAATACAATATCACCATCTGAAGAATATACACTTGATGATACGGATTCATTTATTGAGTATAATGGTACTGTTTATAAAGATTTTATTCCAGTTTGGATTAAAAGACATGGAGATAAAAATAAACCAATTGTATTTAGAGCAATAATTAGTGGTATTAGTGAAACAACATCACCTGATTGGAGTTCTAATAAATTTGTAGGAAACCCATATGCATTTTATATGTATGGTGGAGTAGAAAGAAATGTAACATTCAGTTTAAAATTATTTGCATCAAGTCCTGTTGAATTAAATGGTATTTGGGATAGATTAAAAACTCTTACTTCATATGCATATCCAAAAATTTGGGGAGGATTAACAACTCCACCAATTATACAATTTAGATTAGGTAGTATTTATTCAGGTAGAGAAGGTTTTATAGAATCACTTCAATATACAATACCTGATGAATCAAATTGGGAAACAGATGGTTCACTTGGTTATCTTCCAAAAATGATAGATGTTTCTACAACTATTAAATTCCTTGAATCACATGGTAGTGAAGAAAGATTATATGATTTAGATATATCAAAAGCAGCGGCTCAGGCGATAAATGATGAAAGACAGAAAAGTGCAGATATAGAAGCAGAAAGAACAGGTGAACAAGCTCAAGAAATACCTAAAGAAACACCAGTTAAGAAAGTTAAAGTTGGTGTAAATCAAAAATTAGGTAAATTAAAATCACTTGCAGG